CTTAGGTGTTGATGGTGCTACCTGCCCGATCTTGATCAGGAAGGCTTCTTGCTCTTTTTCCCACTCGGACATTTTAGCTCCAACTCGTTAGGACTGAGATATTGATATTGCAGGTAAGTAGATCACCCGACACGGCACTCAGGACGGCCGGAGCCGATACCTCTGTGACGTTATAGGTGTATGAGGATGTAGCGAGTTTATTAAAGACTCGGACTATATTATCCTCGATTCCGTTTAGGTTGCCCTCGTTATCGAGTAAGGGAACCATGACGGAAATAGTAAAGTTCGCCATAGGCGAGATAGTGGCATGCCAGCCGTTAGACGGCGTAATGTAAGGATCGGCTGGTGAGATGATCACGCTGTTAGCGATAGGCGTTGCAGGTGGGAACGCAAATACTGAGTACTTAGTATTATCTACTAGAGCTGCAGCGATCCCTGTTCTGAGTGTTGATATGGCGGCCATTAGCCCACCATCGATCTCGGATCGAGATAAGGTGCGAGCAATCCACGAACACGCGCTAGCAGTGTATTGCCCATGCGATAAGGTGAAGGCTGATAGCCATCAATGGTTACTCCACCGCTTGAAGGCGCTTGACGTGACTGCCAGATGTCAATGGCAACCATGAGCGAGGCTTCTTGAATAGCCTTAACGTCTGCCGGATCTAAATAGGTTGATGCCTTGATTGTCGCGTAAGGATTAAAAGGATGGTAAGGCGTATCTGAGAGATGAGTGGTGGTGACTGTAATCTCTTTAGTCGATACGGATGTAATTGTTTTATTGCCGTTAAAATGTGTGCCTGCCCCTGTGACGTTGATTGTCTGGCCAATGTAATAAATTTCTTCAACTGGAATGTCAAAATAAAGTGTGCCTACTGTGCCCACGTTTTTATGAGCAATAGAGAATTCTGTATTACTCCATACGAAAGGAAGTAGGACATCGTCAGCAGCGTCGCAGACAGATTGAAGCGTCGCGTCTGCATAGAGTGTTCCCACTCCGAGCGCGGCTCTTAATTCTGCAACTGTTGTCAGACTCATCCTGTTTTCCTTTCTAAAGACTGGCTGGGTAGAAGGGCACTACCCAGCCAGCGACTTAGTGTGGCTTACGCCTTGTTGAAGCGGAAAGCTCCAGCGCTAATCTTCTGCGCCAAGGCTCCGTAGCCGTAATAGCCAACTTCAACCTGACCTGTACCGACCTTATCAGCGCGAAGCTGTAGGCGTGGTGATTCGTACCATGTAAAGGAATCGCGGTTTACGACCATAATGGTTGCATCGCCGTCTCCTGATTGAGTGTAATCAACATACATGTCGAGTCCGAGCAATGTACCGCGAAGCGATGCTGCGCCGACTGCGCCCATAGCATTCTGAGGTGATGCAGCCGCAAAAATTGGACGCTTTGCAGTATCGTTTAGAGCGATGATGTTTGCCCATTGTGTAGGAGAAACGATTACGCCTGTTGCGAACTTGAAAGTGCTTGTGTAGATAGATGCCGCTGCGCGTGAAACGAATGCTGAGAACTCATCGCCATCCCAAGGGAGGGTGACTGTTGTCGCATCTACTGTCGCTACGGCGGCGATTGTGTCGAACGCGTAAGCATTCGTAGCCTTAGAATATTGATCGGCCATGAGGGCTTGCAATTCTGCGAAGAATGCTGGAGATGTACGATCTAGAACTTCTACATCGAACTGTTGCATTCCTGCGAACTTCTTTACATCAACATCAAGGTATTCGATCTCAACCTGTGTGTCTGAGAATGCAACTCCTGCTGCAGTTTCTGCAACTGTAGGTGCTGTCTTTACACGAGGAATCTGAAATTTCATCCCAGCGTCAGGCAGGCTCCCCGTAGAAATTGCATCTATGGTCGCTCTTGTAGCGGTGGTCTTGCCGTTGATGATCTCTGTGAGCTGACGAGTAGGAACGAGGCCTGCCACGTCTGTTGTATCTGTATCTGATGCTGCTGCAAGATACTGGCGAGCTGATTCAGATCCAAGTGATGCGCGGATTGACTGCTCTAGAAATACGTGTGGTGCTGTGTCAATGCGTGGGCGTGTGTACGCCATCGCCTTGATAGTAGGTGCAGAGGCTTCGACTGCCGCAGCTTCTACTGGTGTTGCTTCGACTGTTGTGTCTTCCACGACTGTCTCGCTTTCTGTAGGTAGGGTTTCTTCGACGGCTTCAGCTTCTGCTTCTTCCGCTGCGATCTCTAATACCTGAGCCGACTTGAATGCTGGCTCTGTTACTAGAGAAACTTCTTTTAATTTAGCCGCTGATACGACTGTGTGCCCATCGCGTGATGGCTTTGATGCGATGATCTCTGCACCGATTGAAAGTCCAGAGACAAGGCCTTCTTGCGCCATGACGAGAGCGTCAGTACCGGCACTTGAGCGCGATAACTTGAAGGTCGCATAGATGCCATCTTCTTTAGTCTCGCTGGCTGTCATGCGCCCGATTGGCTTCTTCATGTCATGCTGGCTAAATAGTTTAATGGCTGTAACGTCTTCGATCTCAATAGATCCTGCCTCGAAGGTGTAAGCCCCGAGATTAGTGTTACCGATCTCGCCTGTTCCCATTGGTACAATCTTGCCTGAGATTTCACGGCGATCTTCGCTGCATACGATAGAGGATGCTTCGATGTATAAGGTTTCCATTAGTAATCGCTTCCGTTAGGTGTCATATCTTCTAATTCCATTGCCTGCTCGATAGTAATAAGTCCGAGGCTAAGCATCTTCTCTAATACGAGTAAGCGCTGCATAGGCTCTACACGCAAGAATGAAGAATCGAGATCAAACTTCACACAATGTCCAGCCGTAGAAATATCATCCATAGATAGTCTTTGTTCGATCGCGGAGATGTACGGCTGGAACGCTAGTGCGACGAGCTGCTTACGCTCATCGATGATATTGGCATACGTCATGGATGTATTAGCATCGGCTGACAAGTAGTAGGCCGGAATGCCTGCTAATCTGGAGATTTCCGTGGCAAGGTTTTGTATTTGATCGTTGTAGCCCATGTCTTTAGGCGAGAATCCTACTGATTCGTATTGAAGGGTGGAAGTCAAGTAAGCGGTGCTGCGATTTTGTCGAGCTGCTTTCCATGATGCAAGTAATCCCTGAACTTCTGCTGGAGGAAGGTCGGCTCCAGAATTCCGAATGAAGCCAGTCGGCATCGGTGTTCCGGCGGCAATAGCGGCGGCCTTCTGGACATCGATAGCGGCTTGAATTGTACGAGCGCCAGTAGTAAGGATGCCTTCATTAAATGATTGAATAGTTACGAGAGATCCAAGGCCTGACATCGGACGAGGGATACCATCGACTGAATATTGTGTAACGAATTGGCCGTAGGGATCTACTTCAGTAGTGACACGAGTATTAGCAACCCACTCAAAGACTGCGCCTCGGCCATCTTCTGCATAAGTTTCTGTAATTTCTAGAAAGGCCTGACCAAAGAATAGAAGGCTGTCTACGCAGTAGCTTATCGTGACGAATTGTGGCTGGTGCTTTGATAGTTGATGCACCCATCGAGGTGCTGGCATCTTCTCGCCAGTAGTGATCTTCTTATACTCAAGCGGAATAGTACCGACCGTGCAGAGCAAGTCACGGCATCGCTTGACGGCAGGAACGCTCATCGCGGCTTGACGTGTGACGGCTGGGCTGTAGTAATAGTTAGACGCGTAGAAGGCATCGCCCATAATCTGAGGCGCGGCCTGAGCTTCTACCTGCTTTGACTTACGATCGAATAGACCCATAGAGGGCAATTATACACTATCCTGTGTAAATCGCTGCGATCTGTTGAGGTTTTAATAGCATAGATACGACCATCGCTAAGCCGATCGGTGCAGAGATATCGCCAGCGCTTTTACGCTTTACGATTCGCCATGCTGAGTCATTGACTTTAGCGGCGCAGTTATTCATCTGTTTAATTAGTTCATCCTGCCCGTTATGGACTACTCGACTATTGACCAGACCATCAAGTAAGTCCGAGCATGCCTGATAGAACTGTTGGCCTGACACGTCTTGCGTTATCTGCCCTGCATTGGCAAGGCGCTCGGCGATTGACTGCGTTGCGTACTTGTCATAACAGATCATCTTAGGTCGGTACTGATCAGCCCACGCTTTAATTTCTGCCGCGATCTTTAGATCATCGACCGAGACTTGAGACTCCCACGTCTGGAGGATACCGACTCCGATTCTTCCATCACCCATAATCTGACCAGCAACGAGGCTTGCATTACGGCGAGATGGAGATACATCGAAGCCGAAAACTGTATAGCCACCGATCGGAATCGTGAGTGTGGAGTCTGAGGTTGCCTCAAGTACGCCATGAGGCCACGGACTTTGTAGAGAATCAATCCATTGACATAGAAGCTCTGTTCTAGTGTCCTCAATCTTATTAGTAGCAACAGCTTCTTCAAGTGACTCCTCCGTGATGGTATATGAAAGGGCAGGATTACTCATAGCCCAGGCATTGCGGTCTGTGATCTTGCAATATTGCGGCGCTGACCATTCGTAAAATCCGAATGACTTAGGAGGCGCGGATAAGGCTCGCTCTCTTAGCGTGTTAAGCGTCTCGGAGAAGGCGTCCCCGGCATTGCTAGTCAATAGTGTCTGAGCGTTAGGTCTTGCGCGAGTAGTCGGAATCGCGGCTGTGTATCCGTCTTTACTGATCTCTCGGACTTCATCGATCCATAGAAAGTCGGCAGTACGTCCACGAGATGAATCACGAGTATCAGATACGAGGTCAAGCGTTGCCCCGTTAAGTAGCTCTATTCGTTCTCCACCATTGGCATAACGTATCGCCTTAGTGCCTGCCTTTAGGTGAGGTGCGTTCTCGATGATCCACGCGATCTCTCTAAAGGTCATCAAGGCTGTCGCTCGGTTAGAGGACATGATCAGGTGCTTAGTCTCGCCTCCATAGAAGAGCCCCCAGATCACTCTCATACGTCCTAGATGAGACTTACCATTTTGGCGAGCGACTAGACACAGGGAAGTCTTACGAATGTAGTTACCTTTAGCGTCAATTCGCATCATGTCATCAAGTAGCCA